ATACTGCTCATCAGCGAGAGGTTCAAGATCTTATAGCTGCTGGCCTTAATCCTAATCTTAGTGCTGGAGGTAATGGCTCCAGCACTCCATCCGGAGCTTCTGCTAATCCTCAAGCTCCTCAGATCGATCTTCCGTCGATTGTTTCTATGTACAATATGGACAGACAGCTTAATCAAAACCAGCAAAAAATTGATATTGATAAGGCTAATTCTGCTGCTGATATTGCAAAGACACTTTCTGACACTGATCTTAATAAAATGAAAAAGATTCTTTATCAAAAAGGAATGATACGCGCTGAACTTGAAGGTGAAGCTTCAAATGTGATGCATAATATTTTAAAGTTTTTGAGAAAATCTTGGAATAACAACTCTGTTCCACCTTCATCTGGTGGAACAATACCTTAAAGGAAAAAATTATGTCTAAAAAAAATAAACAAACTGAATTAGAAGACTATGTATCTGACACTGAGTTCGTTGATCAAAATACTGGAGAGATTATTACTGAGCGAGTTAGGATTGCAAAGGAAGTTTTAAATAAAGTTATTGTTAAAATAACGAAACGCCCAAACGGGACGTTTCGTATTCAACAGGACTTTTCAAATTGTCCTACTCTTGCTGAACAACACACTGCTCATCTTACTGATATTAATTATCTTATGAAAAAATATAAACCCGATGAGGTTGCAGCTTATATTGCTGCTAGAACGTCTCATCGACAAGAAATCATGGGACACGATTTCTCTAATGAGCCATCTCTTCAGGATGCGAAAAATGTAGTTTACGAATCTAGAAAAGCATTCGAAGAACTACCAGAAGAAATTACTCGTAATTTCTCAAATCATCTTGAATTCTTAAAGTTTATTGATAATCCAGCGAATGCGGAAAAGATGATTAAACTTGGCATATTGAAACAAAGTGAAATTGACAAGATACTTATACCTGAACCTAATCCTCAAGTGACGCCACAAACGACGACGACGCAGGAGAAGGAGGCTACGAAGGAACAATCTTAGGTTCATGGTATTAAAGGCCACACGATGTGGCCGTAAGCGAGACCACGCTGTCGGTCGAGCGTAGACAACAGCGACGATTGAGCGCCGATCAGGATGTCCAGGATAGGGTGTTAGGGAAAGCCGTGCCAGGCTTTCCCTAACTATGTTACTTATTATTATTTTATTCAAAAATTATTTAAAAGAGAGCGTTAGCTCTCTTTTGTTCCAGTTTTCTCTGCTTTTAATTCTTGAATTTTCTTTTTTAGAAAATTCTTTTTCTTATCTAATATCATCGCTTTATATGCGATTTCTATATTTAATTCTCTAAGTTTTTCTTCGAAAAACGTTATTTTTTCTTCTGTACTATATTGATTTTTCATAAAATCTCCTTTTGTTTTGGGTTCACAGTGCAACGCCCAAAAAAAGGAATTTTTGTAAAATCTCTTTACTATTGTCATATTACCGTCATATTACATTACACATGACAAAACTTAATAGGTTTGGCGAGTGTATTGCTTGCCTTAAACGAAAAAAACAACAACGATTAGCGACTCGTCGCTATCGAAACAAAAAGGAGAACAAAAATGTTCGGAAAAAAAGACACTCAAGTAGATCTTGAGGTATTTACTATTTATGATACTAAAACTTCCTCTTATGGAGAGCCAACCTTAGCTCCTAACCATCTTTCTCTTATTCGCGAGGTTACAAACATGATGTCTGATCCTAGTCAATCTAAAAATCCATTTTTTAGAAACGCTGAAGATTACCAAATTTTCCGTATTGGTACTTATTCTCGAAAAACAGGACTTATCACAACTCAAAATTTAGAGCATATTGCTAATATGCACGATATTAAGGCACTTATAGAGCCTCAAAAACCAGGACTGGGCATTGTTTCTACTTGATAAATACAATGCCCACTGACACACTTTCCTTAAAAAGGAGAGTGTTATGCACAGAAAACGCTTAAACAAACGAACAGACAAAAAAGTCTTTCGTAGAACCGCAAAACAACACCCTAGCAATACTGTTAGATATGTTATGCGTGGTGGCATTAGAAAGTAAAAATTACTAGTTCCCGATCCTAGCTTAATAAAAATCGGACTTCATCAAGGACGACACAGAATGAAATGCGCAGACCCAATCTTATGTTACACGGATAGTAACGGCAAACGGAGATTTAGACACTTCACCCTTGCCAACCCTGATTTTAAAAAATTTGCGCAGCAGGTATTCTCTTGCGGAAAATGTCTATTCTGCCGGAAAAAAAAATCTTACGAGCTTGCGAGTAGATGCGTTCTTCACGCTAGCCTATATGATAAAAATTGTTTTCTTACTTTGACTTATGACGAAAAAAAACAAGGCTACAATAATGAACTTAGATACTCAGATATTCAAAAATTTAAAAAACGACTACGTCAAGAATGTATACGGAAAGAAAATAAAAAAATCGAAATTTTCAATGTACATGAATATGGACGTAACGGAAAAAAACATTGGCATCTCATTATTTTCAATCACGATTTCGATGACAAGATCATTTTTACACGAAAAAACTCTATACCCCTTTACACCTCTAAAACTCTTGAGCGACTTTGGCCCTTTGGATTTAATACTATTGGCGATGTCACGGAAGCATCAGCTATGTATCAAGCTCAATATATGGAAAAAGACATTCGTCTTAATTACTCTTTTTCGAAGAAAAAATCTAAATCTAACCACTCAGGTATTGGTCGAGCTTACTTCCAAAAACATTTCAGAGACATTCTTAGACTCGGATATATACCAATCAACGGACAAAAACTGCCTGTACCCCGCTACTTTCAAAGATTAGCTCATAAACATTATTGTCACTTTTATGATAAGGGAGAATTTTTTGATTCTCCTATTACCGGTAGAAAACGACTTTATACACCTTTCAAGTCAGGTGAAGCCAGTCACGACATTGCAAATCATTACATAATATTTAAAGCTCTCAAGGACGAAAAAATTAAAGAACTCGAAGCAGCATGGGAAGATGTAATATTACATCATTTGACAACAAACGAGACTCCTGATTTCATTAAGTCTCATGACAATTCCGTCCATGATCTTCGTAATAAAAATACGATTGAAAAATTTTAAGAGGTTATTATGCATCTTAAGACCGATACTGGCGCCAATTCGCATTTTGCGAATGTGCCCACGATTTCTCGTTCGAGAAACGCCTTCAGCATTGCTGAAAAACATGTAACTAGTTTACAGTTTGACTATCTTTATCCTATTTACTGGAAATATATTTATCCAGGTGACACTATTAGTGTAGACGTTGAAGCTCTTATGCGTTTAGCAACTCAGTCTACGACTCTTTATGACGATCTTTACTTTGATATTCATGCTTGGTTTGATCCGATGAGATTAATACAAACTAATTGGCCTCGTTATCAATTTAACGCCCAACCTACTGGTCCCTCTCAAGACAACTCTTCTCTTACTTCCCCTAAAATTACTCTTTCTGGTCTTGGAGCTGGAGGTTTTACATCAAAATCTCTTTATGATTATTTTGGTTTTCCTACTAAAATTGATCTTAGTGCTAATACTGAACATATTAATAACTATCTTGCGAGAGCTTATAATCATATTTGGAATGAAAACTATCGCGATGAGAACCTTCAAAATGCTGTTGTTGTTGATCTAGATGATGGTCCAGATAACCCAACTGATTATGTTCTTTTAAAGCGCGGCAAACGCCATGATAAATTTACTTCTGCACTTACTGCAGCTCAAAAAGGAACTCCTGTATCTTTACCATTAGGTACATCTGCTCCTGTTGTTGGTATTGCCGATATGACTGATTTCATTCGATGGAATAGACCCGCGACAACTACTTATGATATGCAATTTCAGCAAAACAATACTGAAAATCAAATCAGAGGTAATTTTACAAATTCTGCTGGTTCAACTCAGACTATTCGTCCACAAATTGCCATGGCAAACTGGACAGGTATTTTACAAGCCAATCTTTCTGGCGCAACTGCTGCAACTCTTAACCAAGTTAGACAGTCTTATGCTGTTCAACATTTATTAGAAGCAGATGCTCGTGGTGGTACTCGTGACGTTGAATCAATTCAACATAGATGGGGCGTTACAGTTCCGGACTTTAGATTACAACGCCCTGAATATCTTGGTGGACAAACTTTTATGTTTGATGGCCACATTGTCCCACAAACCTCTGCAACAGTTCCTTCCGGTACCCCTCAAGCAAATCTTGCACAGTTCTCTCAAACTATGACTCGATTTAGCATTAATCATTCATTTGTTGAACACGGCGTATTTATGGTTCTTATTTCTGCTCGTTCTAACATTACCTATCAACAAGGACTTCAAAGAGAACTCTCTTATAAAACTCGCTATGATTGGTATCAACCTGAGTTTGCTAATCTCGGAGAAGTTGCTGTTAAAAATAAAGAAATTTATATGCAAGGGACTTCAGCTGATAATAATACGTTTGGTTACCAAGAGTATGCTTACGAGCTTCGTTATGGTCAAAATAAGGTGACTGGTGAATTTAGGTCTAATTACACAACTTCTCTTGATTCTAAAGTTATGGCTGATGATTATTCTTCATTACCTACTCTTGGTTCTGCATGGATTCAATCTGATACTCCTATTTCTAGAAATATAGTTGTTTCTGCTGCTACAGCCGATCCTATTGAGATGAACTCAAAGGTTCGTGGTAAGATAGCCAGAACACTTCCTATGTACTCTATACCGGGCTTAAAGAGGTTATAGCATGTATTATTGTTGTGATTGTGGTCGGATTATTGAGGAATGTATATGCTACGTTTACCGGGTTCGTTAAGTGGTTCTTCAGGAGGTTCAATGTTTGGTTCTATAATTGGTGCTATTGGCGCCGGGGTTGGCTCTGGTTTTATTGGTAACTTACTTGGTCGTAAAGACCAGCAACGTCAAATGGATTTTCAGGAAAGAATGTCTAATACTGCTCATCAGCGAGAGGTTCAAGATCTTATAGCTGCTGGCCTTAATCCTAATCTTAGTGCTGGAGGTAATGGCTCCAGCACTCCATCCGGAGCTT